TACGCAAGTCCAACTCAGTTTAGTTTTGGAATCCATCAACTACCAAAGGTGCAGTTCTTTTCAACTGCAGCCACTATTCCTGCTATTGCATTATCAGATGTTGTAATTCCTACACCCTTTAAATCTATTCCTATGATGGGTGATCAACTTACATTTGACAATCTGTCAATAACTTACATAGTTGATGAATATCTAGAAAATTTTTTAAGTATTCATGAGTGGATGACTGCAATTGGTTTTCCTAAAAATAGAACACAGTTTAGTGAATTTAGGTCTAATACTTCTAATACTCCAACAGCAAGATTAGGAAGTGATGGTGAAATAGGAGAGGTATCTAAAACAACTGGTGTAAACGCATTATTTTCTGATGCAACACTTACTGTCTTATCAAATAAAAATAATCCAATAGTAAACGTATTTTTTAGAGATTTATATCCTATTGCCATGAGCGCATTAGATTACAATCAAGGTGCTACTGATGTAGAATACCTAACAGCAACGGTTGATTTTGCATATCAAATTTATGAAATTGAACCAATTGTATAATTTAAAATGACTATATATTACTGAGCAGAGAATTTGATACACTTTAACAAAATCAAATTCTTAGACTTAATCACTGGTGACAACTCGGCAAGCCTCATCAGGGTCAATATATAATAGGGAAGATTATCATTCTCTGCTCATTTTTTTATGAAAGTATATTATGAACTTAGAAGAACTGAAAAAAGAAGCATACAAAGACCTACCTATCACTGATCAAGAACATTTAGATCAGGAATCCTTTCGCAACCAAGAAATCAAATCAAAATGGTTAGACTATAAAACAAGGTTTGAGCTTTTACTTGTCAAAAATAAAGGTGATTATCAAAAACTTTATAGAGCCAAATGGGAATACTATGGTGGTAAGTCAGATGCAAAAGTATATGCATCTAAACCATTTGACCTCAAAGTACTTAAAACTGATCTTGCAATGTACATAAACTCTGATGATGAAGTTATAGAACTTGGTGCAAAGATTAGTTATCTAGAAACTGTTATAAAATTTATTGAAGGTATAATTAAGTCAATAGATAATCGTGGATGGGATGTAAGTCATGCCATAAATTGGAAGAAATTTGAAGCTGGTATGATGTAATATGATTAATTATATCAACATTGATAAAAGTTTTTCTGTTCCTGATACACTAGAAGATGGTGTTATCATTGAAAAAAGTGGTAATGTAAAAAGGAACTCAAAAGTATTTTTTATTAAAGATGCTAAAACTTGTAAAGAACTCTTTAATATTATTAATGAGTCAACAACAATTCAGTTGACTGATATAGAACCGTTACAATATTCTGAGTATAGTGTTGGTGGTGAATATGGTTGGCATAGAGATATTCTTGACAATCCATACCCTAACGGATTGGTTAGAAAAGTATCTTTTTCTACTCTTCTGAATCAAGATTTTGAAGGTGGTGAATTTGACATTGAAACAAGAAACCCATTTGAAAAGAAACGATACGATACGTTTGACTTGTCCAAAAAACACAACACTGTAATATTTCCCTCTCATATGTGGCACAGAGTAAGACCAGTAAAAACTGGTGTTAGAAAATCTATAGTGGGTTGGGTATTAGGGCCCCCGTAATGCATATATCAAAAAAGAATGAAGTATACATAATTCTCAGTGAACTAACTGATTCGGAACGTCAAGAATTATCAGAGTTTTTTACCTTTGAAGTTCCTGGCGCAAAGTTTATGCCACAATTTAAAAATCGTATGTGGGATGGTAAGATACGATTATTTTCTCCAGCAACAGGAGAAATATATTTAGGACTATTACCTTATATCAAGAAATTTTGTGCAAGTAATGCAATCCCATATATAATAGAAGAAGGAGTAGAAAATGACAAACATCTGGATGGTAAGAGCACTAGAGGTTTTATCAAATCCCTTAAACCAAAATCACAAGGAAAGTCCCTCAAAATTAGAGACTATCAGATTTCGGCTGTCGCTCATGCACTTGCCAGAGATAGGGCTCTTCTTGTTTCTCCTACTGCTAGTGGTAAGTCACTTATAATATATTCTCTGGTTCGTTATTACCAGATGAAGGAACTAAAGACATTAATACTTGTTCCTACTACTTCACTAGTAGAACAGATGTATACAGACTTTGAAGATTATGGTTGGAGTTCTGGCACATATTGTCAGAAGGTATATCAAGGTTATACTACAAAAGTAGAAAAGGACGTAGTTATATCTACGTGGCAATCTCTCTATAAAATGCCAAGAAAATATTTTGATCAGTTTGGGTGTGTAATCGGTGACGAAGCCCATATGTTTAAGGCGAAATCACTTACTGGTATAATGACTAAGATGCACCATTGTAAGTATAGATTCGGTCTTACAGGGACGTTAGATGGGTCACAGACGCACAAACTTGTACTAGAGGGACTATTTGGTGCAGTTGAAAAAGTTGTAAGTACAAAAGAACTTATAGATAAAAATACTCTTGCTAAATTGAAAATAAAATGTATTGTATTAAAACATCCATCTATTAGAGAAAGGATGGATTATGTTGAAGAAATTAATTACATCGTGTCAAAAGAATCCAGAAATAATTTTATTTTGGAGCTTTGCAATAATATTGGGGGTAACACTCTATGTTTGTTTCAGCTAGTAGAAAAACACGGTAAGATATTATATGAGGGAATGAAAGGAAGTGAAAATGTTTATTTTGTATACGGTGGAACGGATACTGAGCAAAGGGAAAAAATACGTGGATTGGTTGAGGGTCACCGCAACTCTACAACAATTGCAAGCTATGGTACTTTTAGCACTGGTATTAATATCCGTAATATTAATAACATCGTGCTCGCAAGTCCAAGTAAGTCAAAAATCAGAGTCTTGCAATCTATTGGAAGAGGCTTGCGTACTTCATCAACTAAGGATTCCATTTTAATATTTGATATCGCAGATGATATCTCATATAAAGAAAGACGTAATTTTACATTAAACCACTTTTTTGAACGAATAAATATATACAACGAAGAACAGTTTAATTACGAGATTAGTAAGGTAAAAATCAAATGAACGATATTTCATATACAGTTCTAAAATTAGCTAACGGAGAGGATATAATCTGTGAAGTGGATTTTGAGCAATATAATGTGGAGGCAGACTTGCCACAACGTATCTATGAAATACAAAATCCACTACTCATAACTCATACTAAAGAAATGAGTCCAGAAGGTGTGCGTGAAGGCTTGAGTTTATCACGTTGGTTTCAACCATTTACAGAACAAAACTATTTTACTATTCCTGCTACAACAGTAGTAACATCTGCAGCTGCATCGCCAGGATTATCAAAGTATTATGAATATGTTCTTAAAAGAATAGGTGATGAATATGATGAAATTGTTACAAATGAAAAAGAACTAGATGATTATACTAATGATGAAGTATATGATGAGCTTTTAGAAGAAGAAGAGTCACCAAGTAAACTAATTCATTAACGGTTCCACATAACCTATTATACACATAAAATAAGATATGTCAAGTCTCTTTAGGGTATTGACATATTACTCTTAGTATAGTATAGTAAGTAAATATATTAGGAGTACCTTATGATAAAAAATAAAAAACAAAAGCCGCATTACGTAGATAATAAAAAGTTTTTGCAAGCTATGGTAGAATGGCGTGAGACATGGCCAAGTGAAGAAGAAATTCCACCAGTGACAAACTATATCGGTGAGTGTTTTTTAAAGATAGCTACGCACCTATCTTATAGGCCAAACTTTATTAATTACACTTATAGAGATGAAATGATTTCAGACGGTATTGAAAATTGTTTACAATATGTAAAGAACTTTAATCCAGAAAAATCCTCTAATCCTTTTGCATACTTTACACAAATAATCTACTACGCATTTTTACGTAGAATACAAAAAGAGAAGAAGCAGACGCACGTAAGAAATAAAATAATTGAGAAAGTTAATTATGATTCCTTTACTACAATGGAAGGTGACGATAGTTTTTATACTGTTTCTGGTTTTGATCCTCATATAATGCTTCCAGACGAGGACGTATACAAACCTAAAAAGAAAGAAGATAAACCACTAAAAGGTTTAGAGAAGTTTATGGAGACAGATACTTGAAAGTAGCCATTATTACTGATACTCATTTTGGTGCAAGAAACGACAATCTAAATTTTAACGAATACTTTTTCAAGTTCTATGACAATTTATTTTTCCCTACTCTAAAAGAAAGAGGTATTACAACGTGTATCCACATGGGTGATGTTGTAGATAGGCGTAAGTATATCAGTTATAGAATTGCAAATGACTTGCGTGAAAGATTTATAAATCGTTTTAAAGAGATGGGTATTGATCTTCATATTATAATTGG